GCCTGATAATTTTGATTTGAAAATTCATTGTCCCAGTTGATCTGCATCTTGTTGTCGGCTGCGCAGTTGGGGATGTAGGTGTGAATGTCCAAGAGGGATTTTAGTATGAAATTACCCGTCCGTTTATGGATCACGAGGTAATGGTACTCGGTGATTGGATCGCGGTCGGTCAAGGCCCGACAGTCCCGGAGTCGGCCGAGCAGTTGGTTCATGTTCCCTGTGGTCCGTTGAGGACACTGACCACAATACGTGAAAATAAGGGCCGTCTTGTTGAACGCATTGTCCGTACCGCCTTCTGTGATTTTCAAGTTGATCGGGATCCCATCAACTTTAAAGTCGTACCAGTGGCGGGGTGGGGCAATTTCAAAATGAAATTGAGGGCCCATAGCCTCCCGGAGGCGGGCGAGGTAAGGTCCCTCGTGGATAGCGCTCGTGAGTCGGCCATCGCCACCGCGAGGAAACTCCATCGAAATAGAGCGGGCCGCTTGCCGGATGGCCTCGAGGGTTTGCATTTTTGATTTGAAATTCAAAAGCCTGGTCTGTGATTGCCCAGCTCATTACACTTTTTTCAGTCCCAGGGACCTTGAACGTCCTTGGGGCCGAAGCCCGAAAACGGAGTTTTCGCAGCGGGAGCCCATTTTTTGGTTTCGCAATTTCGCAGCGCGGAGACCAAAGGTCTCTAGTTGGAGAACGCCAGGCCACCCATGCCAGACTGGATGCGCAGGATGTTGTAGTTCACCGCGAACATCTTCTGCAGAGGCGTGGTCAGGGCCTTCATGTTCAGGGACACCTGAGCGTTGTCAATGCGAGAGAAGTTGCAGGTGCCGGTTGGCTGGTGCTCCTCGGGCTGCAGCGCGAAGGAGTACACGTAGATGCCTGGGTAGGGGGTGCCCGAGTGGTACACATATGGCTGGTACTGGTTGAAGTACTTGCCCAGCTGCTCCTTGAAGCGGTCCTGGCCGTTCAGCACCAGCTTGAAGTCCTTCAGGGGACCCACCTCCTGGCCCGCGCCGTTGGTGTTGTACACCGCCGAGCCCTCCTCAATCCAGAAGACGTTGGAGGCGGAGGCGGTGTTGGCACCGTACAGGCGTGGCGCGCCCACAGTGTGTGGCAGCACGGCGCTGCCCAGCACTGCTGGGGACACGTTGGCCGTCACGTTCACGTTCTGGGACGCGGTGGAGAAGTTCCACATGCTGTTGGTGGCAGTGGAGGTGGTGTTCTGGTAGCACCACACCAGCTCCTTCACTGGGTGGTTGAAGGACAGGCGCACCGTCTGGGAGGTGGCGGTGATGGAGTCACCACCGGTGTGCTGCACCTGCTCGATCAGGTACTCGTGGCCCTTCTGGGCGAAGCGGCGGCGCTCCTCAGTGTCCAGGTACACGTAGTTGGCCCACACCTCGAACACCTGGCTGGAAGAGCCGAAGTAGTTGGCGAAGGTGCTGGTCAGGTCGAAGTCCAGGCGGACCTCGTGGTACTGCAGGGCAATCAGAGGCAGGTACAGGCCTGGGTTGCGGTTGAAGAAGAACAGCAGTGGCAGGTACACGTAGTTCTTGTTGGTGGTGTCGTTGAAGGTCGAGGTGGTCAGCTTGCCGTAGTTGATCTTGTCCGCCTCGTTCAGGAACACCTCAGCGTACAGGCGGAACCAGGTCTGGTAGTGCTTGTCAATGCGCTGGCCACCGATGGTCAGCTCCACGGCCGCAATGGCGCGCTCAGCCACCCAGCACAGATCAGCCACGGAGTTCGTGGAGGTCAGGTTGGCGGCGGCGGTCGCCGTTGGCTGCAGGGCCACGTACATGTTGCCGACCAGGTCGCCGTTGCGGGCAATGGTCACGGACACGCGGCCGCTGTTGGAGGGGGTGCCGTTCACCGTCTGCTGGATGTTCTCCATCGCAAAGTTGGTGTGGCGCTTGTACACCGCCTGGAAGAAGGTCACCTTGGGCTGACCCGTCAGATACACGTCCTGAGCACCGTAAGCAACCAGCTGCATAAGTCCACCAGCCATTTTGTAATATTACCCAAGAAAAAAATTCGGGCCGGCGCGCCCCAACCTGGACGCGAATTTCTGAGACCCTATTAAATGTCTCGCGTTCCCCGCCCAGCCCCACCCTCGAGCCCAGCCCCTGAGGAGGAGGACGACAACCTGGAGGAGATGGGCGAAGATGAGATGGACTTTGATGAGGATGATATGGTTGACCCCATGGAGATGCTGGGCAGCTTCCTGGCGACCGAGGACGGAGAGACCATCGCCACCGCCCTGGTCAGCCTGAAGGACTCGACCGAGAAGATTGCCCTGAACATGGAAATGCAGAACAAAATTCTCGTCAAAATCCTGAGCGCCATGAGCAAGCTCAACACGTGCCAGTGCGCCTCAGCCTCTGCTGCTTAAAAAAGTCTGGCCCTTTCTTAGCAATGACAACCGTCCACACAATCGAGAAGGATCTCACCCCCGAGCACGCTGAGGAGATCCGACTTGCGCAGCAAACCAACGAGGTGGGCTCCTGGAGTATCGAGGAGATTGAAGCATATGTGACTAAAAATGAAGAAAAGTCTGGATTCCACGTTCAGGCGAACTCGCTCGCGGCTGACAAGGCCTGGGCCTTCGTCCTCTTTCCTGATGATCAGGAACGTGACGTGGATAACTATCCTGTAAATTTCGAGCATGAACACGTCATCGGAAGAAAGAATAGTTTCATCAATAACTGCCGAATCCTCCTGAGGCGGATCGACATCATGGGCGCGAACAAGCACCCAAGCAAGGATATCAACGGAGACGAATTTACTCTTGAATTTCGTGTGCGGCGACTCATTGAGGACCGCAAAGACATGTTCGAACAGTACAGTCTCTGGGCTCGGCGTTTCAAGCGCATCAACGCACCGACGTTGGCGATTGACAACTCCGACAAGAGCCTCAAGGACGACGAGAGCAATAGCCCGTACCAGAAGGTCCTCCTGTATCTCCTGACGGAGGCTTCGAAGCTCGAGTACCGCCGGTACCGGGACCAGTGCTGCGTTCAGATTCGCAACACACGCGCATGGCGCCCCGTCAAGGAGATCAAGGATTTCGTGTATGATTCGACCCAGAAAGAGGACCAGCCTGAGATGTGGAAGAATCTCACGAGCCGTGGGACTCTCGTGAGCGATGTGGTGCGGCACCTGCTCAACTGCAAGGACATCCAGTTCCCTGAGATCAAGAAGGATCGGCACACGTGGTCGTTTCAGAACGGCCTGTTGGTCGGCAAGGACTGGAACGCCCAAACGGAGCGGTACCAGATCAAGTTTTACCCGTATTGCTCTCGCGACTTCCGCGAGTTGGACCCAACGCTCGTGAGCTGCAAGTATTTCGATCTGGATTTCGACCCGTACGACAACATCGAGGACTGGTACGACATTCCGACGCCCCACATGCAGCGCGTGTTGGACTACCAGCGGTTCGAGCCCGATGTATGCAAGTGGATGTACGTGTTTTGCGGGCGTCTGTGCTTCGAGGTGAATGAACTGGACGGTTGGCAGATCATCCCCTTCCTGAAGGGTATTGCCCGTTCAGGCAAATCCACGCTCATCAACAAGGTCTGCAAGCTGTTCTACGAGTGCGAGGACGTGGCGACCCTGTCGAACAATATTGAGAAGAAATTCGGTCTCCAGAGCATTTACCGTGGGTTCATGTTCATCAGCCCAGAGATCAAGGGGGACCTCCAGCTGGAGCAGGCCGAGTTCCAGTCTCTGGTGTCGGGCGAGGATGTGAGTGTGGCGCGCAAGAATGAGACGGCTCTGAGTATGCAGTGGAAGACTCCTGGAATTCTGGGTGGAAATGAGGTTCCAAACTGGAAGGACAATTCTGGATCAATTTTGCGCCGTCTGGCCACGTGGAACTTTGCGCGTCAGGTTTCCGAGGCGGATCCTCACCTCGACGAGAAGCTCGAGAAGGAGATCCCTGCGATTCTCTGCAAGTGCCTGCGGGCCTACCTGGACTACACGCACAAGTATGCTGACAAGGACATCTGGAACGTGCTACCCAAGTACTTCAAGCAGATCCAGAGTCAGGTGGCGACCGTCACGAACGCGCTTCAGCACTTCCTGTGCTCGGAGAAGTTCCGGTTTGGGCCAGACCTGTTCGTCCCCCAGAAGGTCTTCGTGGCGCAGTTCAACCAGCACTGCAAGGAGAACAACTTGGGCATCCATCGCTTCAACCCGGACTTTTACGCCGGCCCGTTCAGTTCCAAGGAACTGGAGGTCCGTATCGAATCCAAAATTTACAATGGAAATGCGTACTCGACGCAGCCGTTCATCTTTGGTCTCGACTTCTTGGTCCAGGAATAAAATATAGTAAATTAACAGACATGAACAAAGCCGCCGCGGCGAAGAAAATCCAGAACATTTTTCGCCGCAAACGCGTATTTCCCAACAAGCCGATCGGCGGGACGACGATTCGCGTCTCCAAGCCCAAGATCACGGCTCAAATTGTAAGCTTCAAGACTTCCGTTAATTTGGACTCGATATTTGATCAGGCGCCCAAAGGCTTCACTGAAGTGTCCGGGTTCGCCAAGACGTTCAAGAAGGCGGACGTGCGTTACGTGACAGGTACGGGGTGGGTTGGCGAGGCGGAGGGGATCACGAAGGTGGCGGCCAAAAAGGGAAAGCAGACCGTCATGCTCGCCAAGGACACCGTGGAGGTTCTCGGCGCTGGCAATTACGAGGCGGCTCTGCTCGGAGTCGTGCGCAACGGCTGGGCACCCAAGACCCTGCTGAACGCCGCGCCCAACTTCAAAAAGATTGATGGGCAATTCAATGTAAATAAAGACTTTTCACTGGAGGACCTCGTCTCGGAGCTCAAAACCCTCCCAGCGGCCCTTGCGGCCTCTGTGAGTCCGTTCGAGCCATCCATCTTCCCAGCCGTCGTTCTGAAGCTCAAGGGTCTCGGGTGGACCTACCAGTTCTTCAAGAACGGCACGGTTCTGTTTTCGGGCGTCAAGAACCCCAAGGACATTGATTTACCAGTGGAATTATTCAAAAATTTCTTCACTCAGTTTGGGATTAGCACGTTCGTGTTCGGTGCGGGTGCTCAACGGATCCGTCTTCCTAATAAAGGAGGCGCCAACAAGAGCGTGAAGCTCGCCGAGCGGTACAATCTCGCTGGCACATGGAACGCCCTCGCCAAGCCTCCACGCGGTTACTATATCCGTCCGGGAACGAACGGCAAGCCGCGCTTTTACCCATGGCTGCGAGTGGAGAAGAAGGCGTACAACGTCGGCGAGGGGATGCCCCACGTGAACGTCAAGTACTACCAGATGAACCTCAAGGCTGTGGCGCCCAAGGTGGTCAAGGCGTTCAGAAACGCTCAGAAGCCCATTCCCAAATCGACCATAAACGCGTTCGCCGAGGCGGGGTTCCCGCTGCCACTGAACGCCAACAACGAGAACGCCAAGGAGGGGGCCAAACTCGGCGAGCGCCGTGCGCCCTCGTGGAACGCCACCAAGCCCGGGTTCTATGTCCGTCCAGGTCCTGGTCAGCAGCCATATTGGTTCAAAATTCCCAAGGGCCTGGCATCTGGACGCAAGACCGTCGTCGCCACTTACGCCAAGGCGGGGCGCAACATTCCACAGGCGGTCCGCAACATCTTCAAGATTGGCAACAACGTCAAGACCGGCGGCGAGACGCGCGAGCACAAGGTGGCCATGGGCATGAACCAGATTCTGCGCATCAACAACCGCCAAGCGACGCGACTCACCAAGAAGGAACTCCTGGCGATCGCGCGCAACATGAACATCCCACAGGTGAGTGACAAGATGAAGCCGGCGAACATCATAGGCTGGATCCAGAACAAGGCGGGTGTTGGGGCCGCACCCAATCGCACGTACGATGTGCTGTCGAACGGAATGTTCTACAAGTTTCTCAACAACGGTCGCGTCGAGCGGACGACCAATAAAGGAATTCGCACGGCACGCACGTGGGCGACCATCCCGGTCGCCGAACAGAACAAGATCGCACTTGCGCTGCTCCCAGCCAACCTTCGTGGAGAATGGAGCACAGTGGCAAAGGCGAATCGGTTCAACACTCTGCGCGCCATGGCGGCCGCCCAGAAGCCGGCGTCATTGCCAAATGCTCCGCGCCGCGCAACCCCCCCGGAGCCAAGCCCCTCTTCGGCTGGCTCGGTCAATAACAATTTCGGAAAAGAATTGGAGGTGACCCTCAAGCTCCAGGCCAATCTTGGAAATAATTACAAGGAGGGAAATGAGACGGCTTTCATGAAGATCTACGGGAAGCTTCCAGTGGGCAAGCGGGGCAAGCCTCTCAAGGCGAACGAGAACCGCGCCTACAAGAAGTTCGTGAAGGAAACGCAGTTCACACGGGTGGAGATCGCCCCCAGAGCCCGATTCATGTCCAGAATTCAGGTTCCAAATTGGATGCCCGCCAACAAGGTCCAGGCTTACAAGAATTTAGTGGTGAATTTAGCCTTCCAGAAACCCAAGCCCTCCCAGAAGAACCTCAAGGCGGCGGTCAAGAACTGGATCGCCAGGACGGTGCCACTGAGCCCACCTCGTGCGGCTAAAGTGGTCGAGAACATGATCACGGGCGAGGTCAAGCACATACCCGCCTATGTGCCAAAGCCCAGGGCCTCTCCTAATATACCAAAGCGGACCCCCCCTCCTAAAAAGTCCCCCAAGGCCAAGGCTCCTAAGAACAACAGAAACAAGAAGGAATATGCACTGCCAGCGAACAGAACGGGAATTCAGAATTTGAATAATGCGCTTACTAATTTAGGCCTGCCTACAGGACCCAAGAATACATACACGTGGGTCGGGTTGGCAAGGGTGGGGCTGGACCCCAAGTTCCGCCAGACGTGGCTGAATAAGGTGGCGCGCAATTAGACGCACTTGAGCAGATCAAACACTTTGTAGATCAGGTTGAAGAGATCAACCTTCGATGTGACCTTTGAAGGGTCGATAATTTCCATCTCAATTTGATAGACCGTGTCATCATCCGCATCCTTGTCGTCTGGATTGCCCTTGACAACAGTCATATCAATTGACAGATTCTTCCGGACAAAAGACCAGCGCTCCTTGGTCTTTTGCTCGGTACTCGTCTCCTCCCCGTCATAATCAAAGGGCTCCTCGGTGCTCACTCCCAGACGGACGTCAAAAGGGGCGCCAGCAATCTGGAAGTCATCCACCTTGACGCGCTTCTTGATGTGGCCCACCTGCTCGTCGGTGTCCTCATCAACGGTCAAGCGCTTTGACCCCTCGAAGTAGTAAATCGTGGAGTTGGAGTGCTTCTTGGACTCCCATTCCTGATACTTCTCGAGCGCCTTCAGAACCTTCGAGAAGGTCTCGGACCCCACATTCGTGTCGAACCCATTTCCAGACCGACGCCCAAAACGGATTTCAATCTCCGTGTTGGGCTTCGTCTTCTGAGCCTCGATGATGGGCTCCCACTTGGCGAACAGAGGGCGCGCGGTCGGGTTGGCAGTTGGCTGCACCTCCATTTTTTGTTAGAGAATTAACGCTCACTTCTTTTAAGACGGAATGAGAGGCCTTTGGAACCTGGGGAACACGTGTTATTTCAATACTGCAGTTCAGTGTCTGGCTCACGTTCCGCCCCTCACAAAACACCTTTTTTCGATTCAGCCATACACCGGACCGTGTGAAATAACCAAGGAATATCAAAAGGTTGTTAGGGCCATATTCACAAAGGGTGAGTCGGGGCCCGTGAGCCCGAGCGACCTGCTCGGCGCTTTCCGAGTCCGCTTTCCGCAGTTTGCGAGCAACGAACAACACGATGCCCAAGAGGTTATTCTGCACCTCATCGACGTGTTCGAGGAGTCGTTGGGGAAAGATATTGTTCAAGATATTTTCAACGGGGAGGATGCGCAGGAGACCCTATGGTCAGAGGGCATGTCAATCGTCAAGTCGCCATTCACGACCCTCCTCCTCGATGTGGGGGAGCCCTGCCGGCTTCAGGACCTGCTCGATGACCGCCAAGAGGAGCGGGCCATCGAAGGATATGTGGATGATAACGGAAAGCGCTTCGAAGTCGCAGCCATTCGAAACAAGGTGGTCAAGTGGCCGCGGATAGTGAGCTTTTCGTTTTCAATGTACGAGTATAAATTTCCAATTGAAATTCCTTTTGAATTCGAGGGCCGAAAGCTGTTCGCATGCGTGCTTCATCAGGGGGCTCAGAGGGGGGGACACTATGCGCTGCTTGTGAGACGATTTGACAAGTGGTACATCAAGGACGATTGCACGGTTCATGAAGTTCCTGATATTAAAACATTCAAAGGGGAGTTTTACCAAGCTTGGTACCGCCCGTAATTTCTTCGAGCTGGATATTCTCGCGCAAATTAACACACGTTCTGAAATAGGTCCGGCGGTTGTTCGCATGCGTCTTGTCGGTCCGGATCTTCTCGACGAACCAACCCAAGTCCCCGTATCCACACTCGACAATAGTGCCGTCGGCCAAGTCCCGGCGCTGATTTCTTGCGTGGAGTTCGGCCTCCTTGTAAGGCTCCCCGCGCTCTTGCACCCAAAGCTCAATTCCATTTTTGATTTGAAAATCAATTGTGATCCGGTCCCTGGGCTTCCACTTGAACATGGTCTCGTGGGTCCCCATGCGAATCGGCTCGTTGATGGGCGTCATGACGACCCCGTCGGTCTCGTACTCGAATGAATTTAGGTCAGGAATTTGATCCCCCAAAGGCCACATCGTCTTGACCCGCACCTCGAAAGGTGCCGCAGCAGTCTTGATGATCCCCTTGGCGACTACCCGGGCCTTTTCGAGGCGAGAGGTCAAAGGGAGGTCCAAAAGGCACTCGCCTTTGGTGCGTACGGCATCATGGACGATGAAAAGCATCCGGCCCGCCTTGGTCTTCACGAGCTCGCCATCAAGGAGCGTGTCCTTGGGGATCCTGATCTTGACCTGCTCCGTCTTGAAGGCGCGATTCACGATATAGACACCCGACTCAATCGAAATCAGAAAGTGTCTGACGCCGTCAGTCTTTTCACAAATTAGATAGGGTTGCTTCTTCAGCAACGGAAAGTGCCGCCTCTCGATAGAGACGGGCTGGGGTCCTGGGAATCTAGATGGGTCTTTAGATTCCCAGGACGCCTGGATATATGCCCCGACGTCCATTTTGTTATGAAATTAAGAAGCCCCAAGTCTCTAAGGCGCAAGCTGCACACCCGCAGCCTCAAGTATATTTCCAAAGCACTCATGAATGTAGTGGCACACAACTATTGCCTCGGACGCCACACCAATTTTGATGCCGATCCGAGCAAGGGTCTGGAACATTTCTTCGTTATTTTCGAGGGGTAGCTTGACCATCTCCTTGCCGCCCCGAATCTTCTTATCTACGGGCTTGGCGTCCATGACCCACACGCGCGCCGCGGTTTTCGTGCACTCATACACGCCCGGGGCGAGCTTCTTGCCCACCGTCGTGTCGAACTTGAGGCCGCGCTGGTTCGCCTGTTCCGTCGTGCCCGCCTTGGTCGCCTTCTCAAACTGGACCCAGTCGATGCCCTCCACGACCGATGGGAACACCAGAACCTGAACCCCCTTCTCAAAGGGGTCCAGAACCTTTGACAGAATTTCCTGATTCAAATTTGTTCCATAATCCATCCAAAAAATCCGCTCACCGCTCTTGATGATCTTGGGAAGGGTCGATTTGTTCTCGACGAAATGAACCTCGAGATGGGTCCCACGCATCATACACAGCATGTGCAGGTTCATCATAGTGTGTAGCGTCGTGGCGCTTATGGACCGGTTCCGAGTCACCGCGCACACATGAAGGACGGCCATTATGTTTTAATTGGGGCTAAGTTTTAAGCCGACGCCTGAATTCGTTGTTCCAAACTTCCCTGGAATCGGATATTTCCTACATGGCCCAGAACTGTCATGACGTCAGCATAAATCTTCCCACCCATCTGCTGCCACCGGCGGCAAAAGGCATAGTCCTCGGACAGGTACCGCTTCGACTCGGGATCGATCATGCAATCGAAAACCGCATAGTACTGGTCGAGGTCGCGGTTCTGATGATCGTTGTTGCACAGCAACTCTGGGTACCGCTCATGCATCTTCGTGAAGACGTCGCGCTTGATGAGCATGAAACCGGTGGGACCGTCCAGCACCTCGGCGAACCCATTTACAATCTGGGTATTTGCGTACTTGAAGTTCATCACAAGGGACGAGGCTACGCGCGCTGGATCCTTGCCCGATCCGCCCGTTTTGAAATGCTCATCGACGCTGTCCCACATCACGCACTTCTTGGGATACGCCGCAACAGCCACGTCATGATCAGACTTGAGCAGGCGCATGACCGACTCGGGATCAAAGTGAATGTCCGCATCGATGAACAGGAAATGGGTCGCCTGAGGGCACTTTTGGTAAAAGCGCGCCACGGCCAGGTTCCGCGCACGGTGAACCAGCGACTCGTTCTCCGTCGTATCAAGCATCATCTGAATTCCATTGGCCGCACATGTACGCTGCAGGCGCAGCATCGACTCGGCGTAAGCCTGGAGACACACACCACCGTAGCATGGAGTCGATACGAACAGAGTAATTCCAGACATTGACTATATAAATACCCAGTTCCTTAAGTCAAATGGCCCCTGACGATCGCCTCAATCTTCCCCAATGTCGGGACTGACACGCCGCAGATTTTGCAGAGTTCCCCCTTGTCCATAGCAAACTCGGCATCCTTGAGGATGACGAATATGACTGCACAAGCCACCGCCTTGGGGGTCCGGCCCATGAGTTCGACGCACTCCTCGAGGTCCTTGCACGCCTTGACGACCCGCATCTTGATCCGCCCGCGCTGCGCCTCGGGCACGCACGCAATTTCGTTGAAGAACCGAGGGACGAGATCTGCAGCCGTCGTCACATGCACCTCCGTCTCGGGCACCTGCTCCTGGTACATGTCGAACGTCCGCGAAATGTCCCGGGCCGGGATCCCGAACGCATCGGCAATCTCCTTGGTGGTCCGGGCGACGTTGAACTCCCTACAGGCCTGGAAAATGCAGTTCGCCTTGATGCCGTTGCGAACGGCCCCACGAGTCAGCACTGCCTCGTTGAACGCCTTGTACTTGATTTTTGCAGCGTACATTACGTTTTCAGGAAGGTTCAGGATCTGCTTGCCCACCTTGTCCAGGTCCTGATACGCATGGAACAGGGCCCGATCCTTGTGATTCATGGACGTGTGAAGATTGATCATGGCCAGGCGCTTCTGGCTATAGGTGCCGTTCTTGACGGACATGACGGTCGAGTTGCCCCAGGCGGCCGAAAAGTGGTCGGTATTCACAGGGGCGCCTACACGGGAGGGGTCCCCGCCCGGCCCGTCGGCGTCTCCTCCAGACCGCCACTCGGGCTCGTCGGATACAAACTCGAAATCCACACGCCCACAATCAATGCAGACCGGGAGATCGTCATACACGTCATACTGTTTCCGCCCACCGCACGTCTCACACGTGTAATCGGCGTGCTCACGGATAGTGAAGTTCAGGGAAGCTTCCCGCGAACGAAGAGAATCGAAATCAGCCCAAACCTGATTCAGGAGTTGGCACATTTTGAGTTGAAATTACAACTGTCCGCGCCCCCCTGGCCTGGAAAAAACCTGTTTTTCCTTTAATGAGCTCAGCGTTCGTACCACCAGTTGTTGATCACGCAAAGCGCGCTGCCGTTCAGGAGATTACGTCCAAGTCGCCCTTCAATGTTTTCAACATTGTGGCGATTGTCGCAATTCTCGTGATTGGCTATTTCTTGTACAAGAAGTTCACGGACAAGTTCCAGAAGGGCGCCATCAAGTTCCCGACTATCGTGCCAGCTGCAACCAATGCTCCGGAGGCGGCGCCAGTTGTGGTGGAGGCCAGGCCCGAGGTGATCCCAGAGCCAGGTGTCAAGGAGGAGTAAATTTATTATGAAATATAAATGGAAAATATTGATAAAATTTTTTGGGTCATCATCATCGCGGTGGGCATCTGGGCCGCCGCAACACCTGGTCGCCAGTTCAAGTTTTTACCTGAAAATCGGTACAGAATTTCAAATTATATCCCCCCTGCTGTGTATGTATTGATATTCATAGTCTTGGGTTTGATGCTTTTCAAGACCAAATAGAATCCACAACCCGCCAATCCAGGCACTTTGCCGCATCCATGTACACGTCCCGCTTCAGCAGCTTTTTGAGGTCCCGCTCAGGAACCCGAGTCTCGCGAGTATAAATATCCTTGAAACGTTCCATAAATTGGGATAGATTGGCCATTTGGTCCTTGAAGTCCTCAAACTTTCCCCAGGTCCCGTCCATATTCAGTTGATGAATCAATATGTACGAGTTCTCGGTCATGTGTCGGGTCCGGCCACCCATGAGTATGAAGGTGGCTGCCGAAGCACACACACCATCCGCAATCGTCCGGATCTTAACGCGCTTCATCGAGGCGATGCAGTCCATGGCGCTCAGACCCGCATGGAGATCACCACCGTCGCTCCGAATCCATATGCGAATTTCAGGCCGCGACCGAATCCCGAGCTCGAGGTACTTGTGGAGTAGATCCAGCTCCAGCTTCTTCAATTTCATGTTCAATTCAAGGACCGTGGCCTCACACACCTCGCAGTGAAAATAGACGTCCGCCCCCTGAACCTTGACGAACTCGTCAGCCTCTACGGCTTGTTGGCACTGATCGCAGCACATTGTTTCTTTAGGGAAGCAAGGGTCTTTGCTTTTATCTTGTTCAGCGGGCTCAAGTGGTTCATGACGTCGAGATCCGACGGCCCGAGTCCATAGTCAAAGAAGGTTTGAAAATCCCCCTTTTCAACTTGGGCCCTGATGAGAAGAAGCGCGTCAATACATAGGGGCGAGTGCGGGATCCGCCGCGTCATGTCCGCGATTTTCTTGGCCCTCATGCACGCATTTTGATATTTGGTCCATGTGGAACCCGGGCGGAGGTTGTTGCTCAGGGTGTGGCCAATTTCCACCGCCGGCAACAAGCACCCCCACATGTTGAAATAGGGCAGGAGATCCCAGGCCCCTTCATAAACACGCGACTCGATGCAATCCGCCACACTGAGTTGGTGGGATATGACCGCCATGTCGCCTTTTGAATCCACATAATTTTCATGTAAAATTGATGCAATATTTCCAGGTTCCTGAATGGGGTGACCACAAAAATCAACAGGATTGACGTTCGAGGACCGACTTACGAGTGAAATCAGAAAGTCCTTGGGACTCTGGAAGTCGTCTCGGGCGTCCGATGTGAAGCTCAGACTTTGGCGGACCCACCGCAGATCCCCGCCGCACTTGGCGATGATGTCATCCTTGGCGTCTGGGAAGATGGCTTTGATTTCTTGGGGCCCTAATACAGGGAAATTATAGATTGAAATTTCAAAATCAAATTTAACAGGGATCTGGGAGATGACGACAAACAGGCCATTGGTGGGGGGCTTGTTTATTTCCCTTAGTCCCACGAGGTCATAGATGCACTCGTACTCGTCGATGATGACATGGCTCTCGGTTCCTTGAATTTTGTTCAGAAAATCAATAGTGTCCTGTTTGCTCTTGAGTATGTCGGATGTGAGCTCTATGCAGGGCATCAGGGCCTTGCGGACCGCCCAGGTTTTACCGATACCCGTCTTCCCGAGAACGCACACGGCCGGGCCAAGCTTCGCGAATTCAGGTTCATTTTTTTGCTGGATAGTTTTAGAGAGATATCTATCCATGACGTCAGAGGAATCAGATGATGAATCTCTCACGCGTCAGGTTCTTAATATGGTTTTAGAAAACAATGCAGTATTTCCATATTTGACTGGATGGCTGGTATTTAACGTCATCATTCTGATTTTGCTAATTTATATCTCAGTAAGAATTAGCCTGAAATGACGGTGCGGGTTTCCAGAGCTCGGGATGGAAAACATAAATTTACAGCAGAATTCCCAGACGGCTACCGGGTGAGCTTCGGACTCAGGGGCTTCTCCGACTACACACTCCACAAGGACCGTGAGCGCATGAAACGCTATGTGGGGCGCCATGCGGGATATGCAGGCGGTCGGCTGTCCAGACGCGAAAACTGGACGCGATCGGGCGCCAAAACGGCGGGGTTCTGGTCACGCTGGCTACTGTGGTCCAGCCCGAGTATGAATGGCGCCCGCCGCCGGACTGAGAAAATTCTAGGTCAAAAAATAGTCTTGGCCAAGTAATAATGGGCTTCAGTGAGGCGACCGTTCCACTGATCTTCTTCGTCATCTCGATTGCGGGCATCGCCACCAGCTCCATTACCGTGAAGACCTACCTCGACACCAAGAAGGAGAAGGACTCGAACTTCAACTTCTCGGCCTTTATTCTCACCGTGTCCATCATTGGTCTGCTGGCGAGCGGCTACTTCTCGTACAAGGCCTTCAAGGGGGGCCCTGCGGCGGCGAATAATGGCGTGAGCAACATCAAGGTGAATAACGCCGGCGCTACGGCTCCTTCCGAGGTGGCGGGCTCCCAGACGAACCTGGGCTCCCAGGAGATGGGTCTGGCCAACAAGCTCGAGAACATTGCGGCCAACGCCCAGTCCCGCGCCGCCAAGGCATCCGAGGGCGCCAAGCTGGCCAATGCCCTTGGTGCTACCCTTGGACAGTTAAAAAAGACCGCGTAGGTTAAATAAATGGCTCCAAAAATAATCGGTCTGGTGGGCCGGGCCCGTGTGGGCAAGGACACCGTGGCCAACTTCTTCCGGACGACGCACGCTGTACGTCGTTTCGCTCAACCCATGAAGGATGCAATCAAAGCGCTTTATGGGTGGAGTGACGTGGCAATTGAAACGAATCTGAAAGACTCTCCAGACCCCTACTGGGGCCTGACGCCTAGGACCGCCATGATTCACATGGCGGAGGGGACGAAACAGTTCGTTTCGGCTGATTTTTTCGTAAAAAGACTATTCGCCGACTGGCGAGGGGAACCTATCGTCATCGCGGACGTGCGATACGAAAACGAGGTGGCGGCTATTCATGAACGAGGTGGTATAACAATCAAAATTAAGCGGTCAGGTGTCCAGGAGCACGCCATCGAAGATAAGATTGATTCTCTGCAAACGACGTACGAGGTTGGGAACGACGGCACTTTACACGAGCTGCGTTGCAAAATCGAAAGCCTGGGTGTTATTTGACGCCTGAGATGACATGGCGGCGCTCAGAGCCCGGAACGCATCAGGTGTCCGGCGGACGTCGTAATTCACGGTGCAGGACGGGGCGATGCCCAGACCGCCAGCCTCTGCAAATGCATCCTGATTCGCACCCAGATACACGAAGGTCCAGCCCTCCTTCGTCTTTTGCTCCACCAGGTCCTTAATGTGGGCCTTGGTGTATTGATGGCTGGAGTTCTCCTGACCGTCCGTCAGGATCACGACCGTAGGGGTGCCCGTTGGCGTATCCTTGATGGTCTTGCCAATCGCATCGAGCAGCGCCGTTGAACCCCGAGGTACGAACGCATCGCGGGTCATTGGCGCCACCTCCTCGATGGGCTTGGCGCTATAAACCACCTGGTACTCGTGGTCGAACAGGATCAGGGTCAGGGTCCCGCCCTCCACCTTCTGCTCACCGAGAAACGCGTTGAATCCACCGATAGTGTCATCGCGGCACGTCTCCATGGAACCAGAGCGATCGAGGATGAAGATGCGATCCATGATTACTTGGATGATGAACGGGCGCTGGCTTTAACCTTATCTACGTGTAATTACTTGAGCCTGTGAGATCTTGGCAGGTACGTGGCACGTTTTTTGGGACGAATGGCTATTGGCGCATTGGGGTCCGTTGACTTGCGGCCGTAGAGGGTCTTCCCATCCGCCGCCCGGATGACGTACTTGCCCTTGAGCGTCAAGAAAAACTGGCGGCCCTTTTTGTTGTGATATTTAGTCGGCATGCGTTTGGGCACCCCCGCCATTTTCATAAGCTGCTGCCTCTTGGTAGGGGCTGGTTTTGCCGCAAGGGCCATCAGCTTGTTTCTCGTGGAACCCTTGGCTTCAATCATCAGTAGGTTCGCGATTTTCTTCATTTATTTAAATTTACAAATAAAATAGGAATGCCCCTGACCATTGTGACGAGCCATTGGAAAGAAGATCTCGAATGGCTCAAAAAGTCAAAATGGCCAGTGGTGCTTGTGGATAAGGAGGGTGCCGATCAAACTTGGCTCGAGCCCCAACACGTCATACCAAATGTTGGCCGAGAAACTTCCGTGTATCTGAAGTACATTATTGAAAATTACGATAACCTTCCTGATCACGTGGCGTTCATCCATGGTCACGAAGAGGCGCACCACCACAAACACGACCGGCCACTCCTCGAGGTTATTGAGGGCGCCAACATCGCCGACTTTGATTACATTTCCTTGAACAATTTCTTCACCAAAAAGCCATTTGTGGATGACGACATGCGTCTGCCGACGGGCTTCCTTGAAATTGAGACATTTTGGGACAAATTTAAGTTGCCCGCACGGAAGCCACCCTACTTCGCAGACATGATAGTGCCCATGGGAGCCCAGTTTATCGTTTCGAAACGGCGGATACGGCGCCACCCTAAATCACTTTATGAATTTTGGTACAAAATTGTCATTGACGAACCCGACAAGAACTGGCCGTACTGTTTCGAGGCCACGTGGCACATAATTTTGGGTGAATTTTGGCAATGTGATATTCGAGACGAATGGTTCCACTTTCCACATAAGCGGGTATGGTGGTTGCCAGAAAAATAAAATCTCCAGGACAAGTACCACTTGATGGTCGGCTCTGGGGTCTTCACTGACCCCTCGGACTCCACGGAAGAACAAGATTCTTTCTACGTCCTAAACCTCTCAGTACTAAAGCATGTGTACAAAGAGTGGACCGAGGCCCTTCCCCATGTGAAGCCGTATTACGCTGTGAAGTGTAATCCGACTCCACAAATAGTCGAAACCCTAGCCAAGATGGGATCAAATTTCGACTGCGCAAGTCCTGCCGAGATTCAGCAGGTACTGGACTTGGGGGTTGAGCCAGAGCGAATTCTTTATGCAAATCCGTGCAAACGTGTTGAGGATATCCGCTTTGCAAAATTAAATGGAATAACGCGGACCACGTTTGACAGCGTGTGCGAGCTCAAAAAAATAGCTTGTGTGTTTCCTGAGTTGAAGCTTTTTTTGAGAATTCGGGCCGACGATCCATCGGCTCGGTGCAATCTCGGCGTCAAGTATGGTGCCGAGGAGCACGAGTGGGACCTGCTCCTGTTCACTGCCCGGACGCTCGGCCTTGACGTGATTGGAATCTCCTTCCACGTCGGGTCGTTCGCTTCGAGTCCAACCGTCTTCGACGACGCCTTGGGAAAGGCCGAGAGGGCACTGGACCTGGCACGTGAACACGGGTATGACCCCCGCATTATAGACATCGGTGGAGGGTTTAGTGCCGCCCACGGATTGCCAAAGACTATCAGTGCGCCCAAAGGCACTCAGCTGATTGCCGAACCCGGCAGGTTTTTCGTAGAGCGTGTGATGGAGCTGCACACCCCTGTGATCGGTACAAAAGGTTCGGGCCTCACAATCAGCGAGAGCCTCTACGGTGCTTTCAACTGCATCCTGTTCGACCATGCGCAACCCCAAGTCAAGGAGGTCCGGGACGAATTTGGAAACAAAATTGAGGGACAACCCATCAAACGAACAATCTTCGGTTCCACGTGTGATGGTGGCGATACAATTTACAAGGAATATGAGCTGCCGGAGGGGACCGACCTAGGGTCCTGGATCGTCTGGGAAAACATGGGAGCCTACACGTGCGCCGCCACCACGCGGTTCAACGGGATCCCGTTCAATGACCGGCCAATTTTCATTTATTAGTCAGCCAGATATACATGTTCTTATTATTGCCCTGATTGCTGTGAATGCGCATGTTGTATTTGCGTGCAGTTTCGTCATTCTTGAGCCGCCACTGGCCGCCGGGACGGTTGCGAATGAGCTTATACATGCGGCCCGACATCTGATCCTGGGCGTTCCGTTCAAGGACATTGGGCTTGCGGGCAGCGAGGCGCCGACGCACAAGTGCTGCGAACCAGTTCTTCTTCATTTCGGCCCTGTTTTCGTTCGTCAAGGGATTGAGACCATAGTACTGAATGCGCCGCGCCGGGCCGGTTCTCACACCCCGGTACTTGTTCGTGTTGCGACTGGTGTACATGACCGGCCACACGCCCCGGCCGCTCGTGGCGTGGGCCATGTTGTTACCCTGACCTTTCACCGCCTTGGCGAGTTGGCTCTCGTTTCCACCCATCCGCACCCCAAACGCTGGCAGCAAGCCCCGAGGTCTCAGGGACCGCTTGTAAGCCTCGCCCCGCCATCCCCCAAAGTTATACTGCTTAAGGAGGCTTTTGATCTCGGCGTTCGTCATACCAGACCAGTTATTGGGCAGGGCGGCCCGCCGCGCCATGCGCTCCGCAGCCATGCGCTTTATTTCAGAATAATTCATTTAATATATTATTCAGAAATAAATGCTCAGGTGGTACCCAGCCGTCATCAGCACTCTTGCTTTTAGCTACCAGGTCTTTGTGCTCGAACCCTGGCATCAGCGCATCTCCGATGAGCTCCACGAACTAAAAGAGGCGGTCAAGAAAACCCAATCAACTTCTGGGCGTGTCCAGTGATGATTCCGACCACGTTAGTCGTCACGGAGTCCGCCACCCACCGGAGGCCCCTACACGTCGGTGAATTCCATGAGAAAATTGAGGTCCATAGACCAGCACATTGTGTGAAGTAGGCGTACTCCGCGGCCCACCTCACAAAATGCGAACCGATGATGACACCGAGAGCCTTGGCGTATAGGTTCATTTATTAAAGGAGCTTAGCGTCCCTTTAATAAATGGATACCGAGGAGGTCAAAGGACTGGCCATCCTCACAGGGTTTTTGGCATTTGGCGCGTTTATTCTGGGCGGCATGATGGAGCGTAGGCTTCAGAAGATCGATCGCGTCGTCAAGCAGATCGAGGATGATTCCAAGTATGTAAATTAAGGACAAAATTACTTTAAAATTCAATGTGGCAGATCAAGCTCGGTGCGGCACTGGGAACGGTCGCACTTACTGGACTCGTGGGTGCAGGTGTGGGGGTGGGATACTATGTAGTTAAGGAAATTACAGCGAATAAGGTTAAATAAAATGATCTACGTCATCCGCTCAGTTGAAGATGGTCTCAACTTTGGGTACGTCAAGACGCAAGCTGAGGCTGTGCGAATTTGTGCCGATGTGCCGAGCATGTTCACGTGGGAAGCTCTGTCTGTACTGGAGTGACGTCTCACAGGAATCGGGACCGGTTGAGGTGCGGGGATGATATTGCCCATATTATTCCTTAGGAAGGCAGCAGATAATTCTCATAATAGGCCCAACCTTGCGATACGTCGTGAAACCCATACCACAATCCACACACCCCTTCATCGACCGCCGATCCGTCTCTTTGACGTGCAAGAGTCGGCCACCACACAAGGGGCAGCTCATCTTACCTTCTCTTCGTTCGGCTACTTTATGTAGGTATTAGAGACTGTGCGCGCCAGATAACTAAATGAGCCTCTCAGCCCTGTGCAAAGTGTGCTTGTACTACAATTACGGTGACAAGACGTGTGGTCGCTCGATCGTAGCGGCCAGTAAGGGCAAGATCTTCAACGACTATGCCAAGTATGTGCGCCTCGACAAGTCCAAGTGCGGCCCCGATGGCAAATGGTTCAAGGAGTCCATGGGACCTGATGGCCTGTCCAAGAAGACGCCAGTCGATGAGCTCTTCGAGTCGTTCGACAT